CTCGCTCGACGAACCGCATTTATCTGGCAGGGTAAATCTCTGCTGGTGTCGCAGGGTGGCGTAGAGGGTGATGACATTACGGATTTATGGAACCAATCGGATAGACGAGAATGGACATTCAAATGTCCACAATGCGGAACCAGACAACCTTGGGAATGGGAACAATTAAAATACCCCGAAGAAGCGAAAGAGCCGAATGGCTGGAACATCGAAAAGGTAAAAGAGGGTTGCACCTATGAATGTAAATCGTGCAAGCATCAATTTAAGGATTCGTTTGAAGTGAGGGCAGAATTAAATGCCACAGGCGAATTTGTCCCGATGAATCAAAATGCTCCCAAGGGCGTTGTGGGGTTCCATTGGAATTCGCTTTGCTCACAATGGGGATTAAATTGGGGTAAACTTGCCGAGATGTGTATCCGTGCAAAAATTGCTTTTGAGGAACACGGAGATAATACGTCACGAATTGAATTTAAGCAGAAGCGTTTGGCGATGTCGTGGAGCGAAGATCCAGATGACGGTGGTTCGGAAGTAATGCCACAAGGTTACAAGATGCTATCCGATTGGGACGAGGAAGGATTTATGGTCGATAGTATGCTTGCGGAACCGCCAATAAAAGACGAATACAAGAAAGCAAAGCAGTTTGCACGATTGCGTTTTATGTCGGTCGATGTGCAGCGAAAGGGTTTCTATTGGATTGTGCGAGCTTGGTCGCTCGATGGTAAAAGCCGATTGATACAATGGGGTTATTCGGAAACCGAGGAACAGGTTCGTGAAGCACAACGCAGATTAGAAGTGGCCGATTTCTTTGTCTTTGTGGATTCGGGTGACGGACCTAATACCGATTCTGTTTATCGAATGTGTGCGAAGTATCAATGGAACGCCACGAAGGGGTCTGGACAAAATGAATTCCCTTGGAGAATTCAAACCCCCTACGGAATTAAGGTTGCTTATCGACCCTACGCACGAGCAAAGGTAATCCAAATCGGACAAACCTCGTGCAAACTTTATCTGTTCAGTAATCTTTACTTTAAGGATTCCTTGACGAGATTGAGACGCTCCAATCGCCACACCTACCCAGAGGACGCTGGTGAGGAATATCGTAAGCAGATGCAATCCGAGCATCGCACGAAAACTAATAACGGACAAGCAATCTGGTTGCCTATCGGAGAGCGAGCCAATCACTTATGGGATGCGGAAGTTATCGGTATGGTTCCAGCAATGATGGCCAAACTGATTGGTCGTGGTAAAAACAAGAATGGAAAAATAGACGAGAAACAAACTGAAAATAAAGAGGGAGAAACCGCTTGACCTCTTTACTTTATTCCTTTTATTCAATCTTGGTCTGGTCGCCTTGGGATTGTTTCATTGATGGCTTGATGAGAATAGGAAGGGGCGGCCAGACCCCCGCTTTACATACGGCTAAAGGAATGGCAAGACCCCAAGGAATATTTCTTTTACTCGAAATTAACGACATCAAAGAAATCGTTGCTAAAGCTGTTGAATTGCTGAAGCAGGGAAAAACGATGATGGAATATTCCGATAGCGGAACATCGGTTGTTAAATCGTTCCCTATGACGATTCAAGAAGTTTTGGTAGAAGCCCGCTACGCTTTGATGGTCAAAGACCCAGAGCAATATGGCTCTCCAGATCGTGTTAGGGTGATGAACCTTTTGAATAATTTCCGAGGATTATAATGAAAAAGCCGACCCCAAAGAAATCTGCTAATGTAAAAGTAAACAAGCCCAAGTTGCCAACGAAGGCATCGGGTGGTGTTGCTCCGCAAAAGCAAGCATCAACGGGTCCAGGCATTTTCTCCAATTTCGAGTCAGCGAAGTTTAGTAACAAGCGTTCTTGGATTTGGTCATCGTGGCCACAGGATTTCAAGAAAACGATGACGGTTTTCGACCGTATGGAGACAACCCGCAAGATGCGTTGGTTGGAACTCAATGCGGGCTTAATTCGTCAAGTGTTGTCGGATATGTCGCTTTATACGGTTGGTCAAGGTATAAAGCCACAGGCACAATCTGGTGACGAAGTTTGGGACGACAGAGCAGAAGCGTATTTCAAACAATGGGCTTCTCGTCCTTGCGACATTACGAATCGTTTTTCATTCTTTGAAATTCAGCATATCTGTTGTCGATTGATGGACAGAGATGGCGAATGTTTTATTATCAAAACTCGGGGTGCGAATGGCGAACCACGATTGCAAATTATCGAAAGCCACAAAGTTGGAAACGAAGTAAGCGGCTCACCGCCTCCAGGAATGGTAGATGGAATCCAATTTGGACCATACGGACAACCGATTGCTTACAATGTTATTCGTTCAGATGGCTCCAGCCGATTGGTTCCAGCCAATGCTGTGATTCACTTGTTTGAGCCAGAAGTTGCTTCTGGCGCTCGTGCGTATTCACCCCTTCAGCATAGCATCAACAGTCTGGTGGATATGCTGGAAATCTTATCGCTCGAAAAGATGGCAGTCAAAACTGCAAGCGACATTACTCGCACAATCACGAGAGAGAATCCTAACTTTGACGGAACACAAACCGATTTTGAGGCGTTTGGAATGAAGCCACAAGATTATGGCGATGGAATGACCGACCCAACGCAAGCATCCACATTTATCGGTGGAAAAATTCTTGCCCTCGCTCCTGGAGAAAAACTTGAAAGTTTTGAATCGAGCCGACCCAATAATACCTTTAACGGATTTATCGACGAGCTGAAGAGGGACAGCGTTTCTGGTGTGCTTCCTTTTGAATTTACGGCCGATCCAACGAAAGCGGGTGGTGCAGCGATTCGACTTGTCGTATCCAAAGCAGACAGAAAATTCTCACACCGCCAATCGGTAATGATTCAGCGTATGCTTACTCCAATCTGGGGTTACATTATCGGAAATGCAATTCGTGATGGTATCATTCCCTCGACCGACCTTTGGACGAATGTTAGTTGGACAACTCCTCGACGAGTAACGGTCGATGCTGGCCGTGATGCTCAACAAAATCGCTTGGACATCGAAACAGGCATTAAGAGTCTAACTGAAAACTACCTTGAGGAAGGTTTAGACCCCAAGGAGAAGATGCGAGAAAACGCAGCCGAGAAGAAATATTTAATACAACTCTCCGAGGAATTCGGTGTTCCTCTCTCGATGCTTTACAAGCCACAGAATGTATCTCCTGCCGACATCAATCAATCCGTCACGGAAGAAGATGACCAAGCACGAAAGAGAGAGATGCCCGATGATGGTGAAATTTTACCCGACGACGAAGAATAAACAATGAACGCCCTTTCTAACGCTTTTAAAACCTTTTCGCCAATGCTGATTGAACCAGCAAAGGCAAAGGCATATCTCGACAAAGTTGAATCGATTTCGTTGAGCCAATTGGCTAACAGCGACATTGAGGATATGATGGAGCTAATCTTTGGACCTACCCCTGTTTTAATTAAATCGGGTTCCATTGGTATTATTCCTGTGAAGGGTGTCATCGGCTCTGGCCTTACTGAAATCGAGAAGATGATGGGTGCTGTCGATGTTGATGACATTCAAGAGATGCTCGAGGAATGTGAACGAGATGCCAACATCAAGACGGTTGTTTTTGATTTTGATACTCCTGGTGGAACCGTTACGGGCGTTCCCGAATTAGCATCGAGAATTAAGAATACCAAACTCCGCTCTATCGGCTGGTCGTGCAAGCAATGCTGTTCGGCTGGTATCTGGCTAATGAGCCAATGCGATGAAGTTTATGTTTCGCCATCGTCGATGATTGGTTCAATCGGTGTTTACATTCCCGTTTACGACATTTCCGAAGCATACAAGGAAGAAGGCGTTGCCGTTGATGTGATTAAGTCTGGTTGGGCAAAAGCCGCTGGCTATCCTGGAACAAAGATGACCGAGCAACAACGCAAGTTGTTTGAAGATGATGTCAAAGAAACCCACGATTGGTTTATCGGTGATGTGATTTCGGTTCGCAGTTTTGCCAAGGTTGAGGATATGCAAGGTCAATGCTGGTCTGGCCGTAAAGCTGCCGAGAAGATGCTTGTAAGCGGACTTTTGGATACATTTGACGACCTTCTTATCCACATTAGCCCAGAGGAATACCAGAATTACGAGCGACAAGAGCCAATTCCTGCTACCTCAAATGTCGGTGGATCATACGCTCAAGTTGCCGATGTATCACCAGAGCAGGGCGAAAAAGACGAATCAATGCCCATTTCTGACGAAGATAAAGACGATAAAAAGAAAAAGAAGAAAAAGAAAAAGGAAAATGGCGAGGACGATGAGGATGAGGATGAGCCAGAAATGCCAGAGGTTCCAGAAAAGGATTGCCCCCCCATTGACACCGATTGCAAGCCAAATTCTTGACACAAGGCATAATTTATAAATATGACACTCGAAGAAACATTAAAATCCCTCAAGGAAGCTTTTGTTGGTAAATCTGCGGAAGCAGAAGCAAAGGCAAATGAAGTTAATGCTCTCACCGCAAAGATTTCAGAATTAACTGAAAGTGTTTCCGCAAAGGAAGCAATGATTTCTGAATTGAGCGCAAAATTGGAAGATGTTTCTTCTAAACTCGCTTCTGCTGAAGAAATGAAAGCAAAGGCCGAGCAGATTGCCCAAGAGATTAAGGCATCACAAGAAACCGCTGCAAAGAAAGCGGCTTCAATCGCTGCATCGGTAGGTGTAACTCCTGTTGAAGTTAGCCCAGCCGAATCCGTTGCTCAATCCAAGTCTGACGAAGAAGTTGCCCAAGAATGGGCTTCTCTGAAGCAGAAAGATGCTAAACAAGCATCAGAATTTTATACCAAGAATCGCACGTCTATTCTCCGTGCGGCTGGTTTACGATAATTTCCAACCCCTAAACATACACTATGTCTAACAATATTGGTGGATTAACCCTGCAACTAGTTGCAGAAGAATCCCTACGCACATTGGTTCCAGAATTGGTTCCTTTGACCGAAATCGCAGTCACCGACTTTGGCTCTTATGTAGCCGAGCGAGGCACGACTGTCCACACTCGTTACGCTGATTCCTTCACCGCAACGACCTTCAATGAAGCCAATGGTTTCGTTCCTGCTAATGCCGTTTCAACGGATGTTGCAGTTACCATTGCTGACTTGAAGTATGTCGATGTTGCTTTCAGCGACTACGAAGCAAGCACCCTCTCGTTAGAGCGTCTGCGTCGTTTATTCTTTGCTCCTATGGCCAACGCTGTCCAAAAGAGCTTGTTCGACGATGTGCTTTCCAAAGTTACTTCTGCTAACTTTGCAAACGCTGCTTACTCTGGTGCAAAGTCTGGTTTCAATCGTGTTGCTATCGCTAACGCTGCAACCTCTCTGACCAAGGCAAACCTTCCTCACAAGGATCGTAAACTCCTTATCTCCCCCGATGCTCTCGGACAACTCGTCCAAGACCCTTCCGTTGCTCAAACCTTCTCTTATGGTGTTTCTGATGTTATTCAGAATAACTCACTCGACAAGAAGTTGCACGGCTTCAGCGTAAGCGAATACAATGGTTTCCCAACTTCTGGTGATGCTTTCACACAAGGATTGAATGGTGTGGCCTCGTGCAAAGAAGGACTTGTAATTGTGACCCGTGTTCCTGCTACCCCAACAACGGGTGGTGGTGAGCAAATGATTGTTACCGACCCAGACAGCAAATTCTCGTTTGCTCTCCGCTATTGGTATAATTGGCAACTTGGTAAGCACAATATGTCTGCTCTCTGGCTCGTTGGTTCAGCTGTTGGTAACCCCAACGCTCTCCAGCGCATTTCCTTCACCTCGTAAGTTTTCTGAAGGGTATATCCCTTCAACTGCGAAAATACGGACCCTCCCTTTTGCCAAGGGGGGGTCTTTTTTTTGACACTTGGCTAAAGTTATGGCATCAATTCAATCAGAATGGGCTTCTGACGCTTTTGAAATCCTTGGGGAGATTCCCAAGCAAGTTACCGTTAAAATCGTCCCCAGCGGCCAGCCCATAGCCCTTAATGCCCTAATGAGCGAGCCATCCGTAATGCAGGACATTGAAACGGGTGGATTTGTGAACCATACATCCTTTGATGTGAAGTTTTTACGGACTGATTCGGTGGCCAATCCTGGACTTATTGCTTTTGGCAACATCATCACCTTTGCAAATAACCAATACCGCATTATGTC